TTTTTCCAATCATGAAGTGATTTGATTTCTTTATAATCCTCAGGTGTTAATAATTTATCCTTTACTTTGAATCCACATTGGTCTTGTAATCCACCTGTAACATTAACAATGATAGGTGTTCCACTCATTAGTGATTCACAAGTTCCTAATCCAAATCCCTCATTACTCGCAATATTCATTGTAACATCAGCAATATTATATAAGAAATTCATCTCTTTGTTTTCGAGTTTTTTCGTACTGAAAACCACATTACACTCTGGTGCAATTGCCTCAATCAAAGCAGGTAAATCTGTTCCGTTACTATCAACTGGTTGAGTATGCATCACATAAGTAACTTTATCTCTTTTATCTTCAGGTAATTGATTTACAAAATGTTGAAATGCCAAAATACAATCACCAACCATCTTTCTACGAATATTTCTGTTTACATAAAGTAAAACGAACTCTGTTGGTTTATTACCTAATAATTGGTTTTTAAATTTATTTAATTCTAATAATTCTTTTTCATCAACTATTGGATAGAAATACTTTTCATTAATACCATGTGGAATATATGTTGAATCCCAATCTGTTCTTGGTTTTTTAACTGATACCTCATCAACTATGGCACAAGTTTGTTTTGAAATGTTCATAATTAAATCACTACATTCATAGAAAAACTGATTGTATTGTGGAGCAGGCCAATCATCCCAAATATTATAATAGAATATTGGAATGTGTTGTCTTATTTCATGTTCCATGTGATACAACCAACCCCAAAATCTTGGGTCTGTATAGTGAAGAATAGCATCAGGTTTTTCTATGTTCATTATCTCTCGTAACATTTCTGGATTACCATAACCATTTGTAGGATATACTTTTAGATAACCATCTTCCAATCCAAGTTCATCTTTTAGTGCATCTCTCATATCAACAACCTTACCATTATCAGGATGTTCTATCGCACCACCAATTTGAACCCAATCATAGTGATGAGCTGTTCCTAAAACAAACTCTCTTGACATTGTTCCAACTCCACTACTCATCCTCAAATCATCTGAAAGTAGTAGTATCTTCTTCTTCTTATTCTTTTTTGTAACTTCGTTAACTGACTTTAACTTCGGTAATTTTAATGCCATACTATAACCTTTATTGTTTGTTAAAATTTACTTCCACTTTGGTGTAAGTTTTCATGTTCTAATATCTGTTTTCGGAAATCATCATCGTAAACAAATTTATCAAGAGTTCTGTTCACCAATTTTTGTAATGAAAATTCATTATCTATTGTTTCGTTTTTGAATTTCTTGTATAACTCTGATATAACCTTGACCGAAGTCAACTTTATTTCATCCATAATAAATACCTCTTCTCGTTCTGTATATATGTATATATAATAAGTATATAGTTAATCGAAAATAATCGATTTTTTATTAATTTTTTCTGAATATTTTAAGGCAGATAATGTTCCATTAGTTACTACACCATCTTTACAAAACGCAACCACTTTATCACTATACTCTACTAAATCCTTATTTCTTCTATGATAATTTCCTACATTGTATGGTTTACCATATCTAAATGAACCTTTAACACAATGTATATTATGTGGTTCGTGGTAAGGTGGAAACTCACTATAGTTTATTTCAAAATCAAGTGCGAATCGTTTTGCATATTTATCTGCTCCGTCTTTAGCACCACCACTTACTATAACTAAATCCTCTTCGAATTTGTTTTTTAATTGAAAAATAAACTCTTTTATTTTTCTTTTATTTGTGTAACCCCTTGACCCGATAATTGCTATTTTCATCGTCATTTCTTTTTTGTTTCTTTACTGGTTTGTCCGTTTGTATAAAATCCCATATCTCTCTACACCTTTTAATACCTCTTGATATCCCACCATCATCTGTGTAATGTGTTGCGAATCGATAATAATTAGGCCCATATTCATCATATTTATGTTTTGGTATAACATCATACCAAATAAAATCTCTCTGTAAATCAAAAAATGTAGGTCTTACTATTGATTTATAATTTGAATGTGGTAATCCATCCCACATATCTGAAAACATAACAACATCTCTTGAATCTAACTCTTTCTTTTCATACCAAAAGTAAATAGATTTTACATGCATTGGTTTGAGAGTATTATTTATATCCTCTAATAAATCTAATTTACCTATTAAATCAGGTAAATAAAATCTGGCTGTTATATTAAATGTATTCATTACAAATCCTTACATAATCTACACTTCTTGTGTTTCTCACACTTCTGATAATCATTATCGATAATATTACCATCTTCATCGTAACACTCTTCCATAAACTCTTGTAACCTTGTGATAACTTTATTGATACTTGGTTTACCACTCGCTGGTGAAAACACTTGTATTCTTTTTTGGGGATAAGCTATATTCTCATATAGTTTTCTCTTCAATATTAAATATTCAATATCTATTTTATCGATAGGAATTTCTCTTTCTTTTGAAAAGAATTGTTTATATAATAATAACTGATTTGTTTTGTTTTTATCAGCCTTCATGTATTTGTTCCAACCCATTGTGGCTGTTTTGATATCGATAATCTTTACACGACCTGTAACTTTATTATGTAAAACTACATCCATGTACCCAACAAAATTTAAATTGTTAGGTAAATTATAATTTAACCCAACTTCAATACCTAACATCTCTGTATTCTTTTTAGGAAAATAACTATTTTTTCTCTTTAGAAATTCATCAATAATATTATTTCCATCTTGAAAGAACTCTTTCATCTCTTCTAATGTAACTTCAAAATCATCACCATGTTGTTCTTTTGATATCTTGTAGTTTTCTTCCATTCTATATTGAAGTATATCTTTTAATGGTAAGTTATCCGCTTCTTTGATTGTTCGTTCATAATAACAAACTAAATATGCTTGAATGGTTTCGTGTAGAGCGGTTCCAAATAAAGTATAGATGTTCCCATAAAATGTTGTTTGTTTATCAACATAATCTAATTTCCAAGTGTAAGGACATTTATCCCATTTGGCGAATTGTGAGTAACTTATTTTCCCCATTTTCCTCTTCCTACTATTGTGGCCATAATACCATAGTTTGATACATCTAAGTAAGCATCTTCCATAGGTTCACCCTCAACTGCGTTTTGTTTACCACTTAGTAGTAATGTTTTTAATCTTTGTAGTTTATCGTTCATCCTAAACCATAAACCTGTGAGTGATAATTTAATCTCATCTGGTGTTTGTAATTGTGTACCAACTGAAATATTACCAGGACCATAATCATGTTGTTTATGTAAGAACAATCTGTATTGTTCTGCTTGAATCCTTTTAAACTCTGTGGTCATTTCTGGCCACTCTTTTTCCATTTGTTCTACAACATCATATTCATGTGTAGTGGATGTAGGATTATCTTTTATAATATTTGCCATATTATTCTCCAATTTATTATGTGTAAATATACGAAACTTTTGGTATAAAAGTCAAGTCTTTTTTAAACAATTTTATCGATGATACCATATTCTAAACATTGTTCAGCGTTTAGATATGTATCGTTTCTTTGAGTTAGTTCCCAAAATCTTTCATCTTTGTTGGTAACTTCTGCCATGAGTTTATTGATGTTAACTTGTAACTTTTTCAAATGGTCAACACCTTTCATAACATCTGAAGTTTTACCAGCTTCAAAAGCTGAACCCTCATGAACCATGACGGTCGCGTTCTTACTCATTGTTCTTAAACCTGTACCACATGCTAATAATACTGAAGCGGCACTCATACAAGTTCCAACACAATGTGTATTAACTTGTACATCTAATCCTCTGATATAATCTACCAATCCCAACATAGCGTAAACATCACCACCATAAGAAGCAATACTTAAATTGATACTTGTTCTTGGATTTGTTCTCTGTAGGTAATCACACTTTACTATTGTTGAATACAAAGAATCTATATCAAACTCATAGTTCATATAAGTGGTATTTGTTTGTGAGTTAACACCCCATTCCATCTCTTTCATAAAAAATTGTTCTTCTTTTCTATAACTCATTACTTACTCCATATTTTTTTTAATTGTTTATCTTCCACACCATACTTCATGATGATTGTGGTTACTTGTTCTTTTGTTAAGATGTTAAGATAATCCTCAACTTCTCTCGTACTACATTGAAAGTAATCTACTAAGTGTTCCATAGCCCATTTCTCAATCTTAGATTTCTTCTTAGATTTAGTGTACTTCAAAAAGGTTCTACCCTTTGGAATTATATCAATATAAAACTGATATACATTTTTAGGAGCTAACTCCCAATATTTTTGTAACTCATTTACAACTTGTATCCAATCTGATTTCATACTAAGAAAACGATGAACCATGTAATTACTCCAAGTTTTTTTATCACCCTCTTCGAGTGAATCCCAATACATCGGATTTTGTACATTTGTAATTTGTTTTATATGGTCGAATAAATTTGCCATGAAATAACCTTTGATATATATAAATAGTTAACTTTATTTCGGAAATAGAAAATTTTTCATATCTTCGTAATATAATATTCTGTGGTTAGGATGTGTTTCGACTGCCGATTCCATATCAAGAGTGGCTCTAATAATTTCATCCTTATCTAATTCTTCACCTAATAATTCATAATAAGAATCAATTTGTGCATCTATATCTTTTCTTATTAATAAAAAAATCATATCGGCATAATTTAAAATTTCTGGTAAAAACTCTTTACTCTTTTCGTAATCACATTTCATACTTTTCCATTTAGATTTTTCCATAAATTTTTCAAACCCCATTGAATTAATAGTGTTCTTGTGTTTATTAAAATTAGGTTCGTTCCAAAACTCTTGACCTGTAATTTGTTCTAAAGTTTTTTTAAAGTTTGTTGAACCAACTCTCCAATGTGATAATATAACTATTTTTTTATACAAAAGTATTTCCCTCTATAACAAATACCATAGTAAATCTATCCGCTCCACTAAACTTTAAAACCCTATGTGCTGCAAAAGATGGAAACATAAGTAAACTTCCAGCTTTTGGTTTAACTTTTCCTTGTATAATCTCAAGTTCTCCACCATCGAAATCATCATTTAAAAATAATAATCCTGTTAATTTAAATGTTGTATCCATATTTCCATCAATACCATTTGCAAAATCTGAATGTAATTCTCCATCTGGTTCTTCTCCAACATTATAATACAATCCTATTGCACTTCTGAGTCCATCTATATCATACTTCCAATAAACTTGATTGGCTACTTTTATAGTAGTCCACACTCTATCGATTAACCATTGAAACTCTGTTTCATCTCCCTTGTCGTATATTGAGACATTAGTTTTTTTACTATTATAGTATTTATCCCAAACCTCTTTATTTTTCTTTCTTTTATCAAGTTTTGGATTCATACAACTTTCATAAATGTGTTCTCTTAAAAGTTCACATTCTTCTTCTGTTATAAAATTATCTTTAACAAGACTCCATCTAAAATCAGGATTCTTTTTTAAATGTGATGAGGCTTGAGAAACATAAATAGAATCTTTTCCATGTGTCTGTTTTACTTTAGGCAAAACTATCTCCTATGTAAAATTCTTGTATTGAATATCTTGGACCTTTTTGTAAAGGTGAAACTCTATGTGATAAAATTGATGGAAAAATAGTAATCGTTCCTTTTTTCTTTGGTACTGATATCCATTTTCCATCCTTATCTTTCATACCGAATTGTAAATCCCCACCCAAATAATCATCATTCAACATGATAATACCTGTAAGTTTTCTTTGTTGTCCATCGGTAGGATTCATATCTATGTGCCAAGTATAATGGTCACCTGTATCATATTGTATATATTTTAATTCACCCTCTGGTTTATCAATATGAAATTGAAATGATTTTTCATTAACAATTTTAACCATAGTGTACATCTTATCTTGTAACCAACTCCAATCTAACATTGGATTACTTCTATAATCATTTGGTTGTTCTAATAAATAACTTTCTTTTGTTTTTCTAATAGAATCAATCATATGGTTTTCTCTCTCTTCGGCTGAATCATCAACCACACAACCACCAACAATATCCTCAAAGGCATTTACTTCATTAATAATACCCAAACATTGTCCCTCATCTAAAAATGGTATTTGTACATATAAATTTTTCATCTAAATGTATCACCCTCCATCCAAGTTATAATTGAATATCTTGTACCTTTTGTGATTGGTGTAACTCTGTGTGATAAGAATGATGGGAACACCAATAAACAACCTTTACTTCTTTTACCTTTAATCAAATCATTACCCTCTTTATCAGTTAATCCAAACTCAAAATCTCCACCCTCATAATCATCACTATCACTTAACTGAATGATAGCTGTTAGTTTCCTCATTGAACATTCATGTCTACCATAATCTGTATGCCAATTGTAAGTTCCACCAATACCATACTTTAAGAATCTAAGTGTATCTATACTATCAATATCATAATTAAAATATTGTTCGTTGGCTATTTTGATTGCATTATTTACTTTAACGAAAAGATTTTCATCATGAAAATCAATGTTGAGTGTTTGTCTTACATTTTTATTGATGATACTATCTTCGTAATCACCAACTAATTCTCCCTCTTTTAATTTTTCTGTATCAAGGGCTTGAATTAATTTATCACACTCTATATCACTTAGATAATTCTCTCGATATATAACAAACTGAAACCTGTCATTTTTTTTCATTTATCCTCTTAGAATTTCTTCGGTAAATTATGAACTAATACATCAGAACTAAAGTAGGTATCAATATCTTCTACATCTAAAGAATAGAATGTTTGATTTTGGTTAACTTCACTAACACTTGTTACCTCTATCCATGAACCATCTTGATTAAATAATTTATCACCATTTTGTAATTGAAATCCTTTAACAAATTGAAAAACACCTAATCCTAATCTATCTACAAAAACAGTCCCAAATTGTGGAACTTTGTAAGTGTTGTTAACAAGAAAATACAGACTGTGAGTTTGAGAACTTTTACTTACAACTACTGAACCACTAGCAAAACTACCTGATAAATCTGTAGCACTATAGTTTAAATAATTTAAATCTGAATCTGGCATTCCAATTGGTTGATATGATTTTACTACATCACCCACTTGTATATTTTCAACAACTTTATTGCTACCATCATACATTCTAATATTCGCACCCTCTGGTGTAGATGGACCTTCAAATGGTCTTAGTTTCCAATTATAATTCAAAGTTTGTGTTGATACATCAAACTCACCATTAGGTGGTCTAAGTAATGAAAACTTACTATTAAAAGATGAACCTATAGTATTGAGTGTATCTGGTGTTGTAAGAAATATAACTCTACCATGTCCTAAATATCTTCTATCCCCATCTGAACTTCCAGAACTAATCACAAATGTTTCAGTATAAGCTTCTGTACCACTCGTAATTGATGCATCATATAATGTGGACATACTACTTGAGTGATAAACATTTTCATACCACCAAATATCTTCACCATCTTCACCTGTATAAGAACCTGATATAGTATGGCCCTCCATATTTGATAAGTAACTATTAAACTCTATAATTCCACTACCCTCATATCCCATGATTGATGCATCTCTGTTATAGTTTTTTAATACATAATCAGGATACTCTAACACTCCAGTTTTTTGAGCTTTAGATGATGTGGTGTAAGTCGATATTAAATAACTTGAATGATTATCACCTAAGAATGTTCTGAAATCTCTTTTATCATAAGAACAAGAAACCATTTTGTGTATATTATCATCAGTATGTGTTGGTGATGTTATGAAAAGATGAAAAGTATTATCGTGACTTGCATCACCTCTCATGGATAAATATTCTGTACTATGTCCACTATAATTAAATGAAGAACTTATATTATGTTGAGCAAAACTGGCTGATATTGTACTTTGTTTTGCTTCAGGTGGATTATATTGTCCGAAATCATATGAACCATAAACCACCACACTATTGTAAGATTTAGATACTACATAGTTTGAAATATCAGTCCAAAAATTTGTAAATAAATTACCAGCTTGTTGTGTATGTAGGTTTGTATTATATTCATATATTTTTAAATTATCACTACCACTTTCGATTGTAAAATCAAAACCACTTATAAAACCAGCGTGAGTATCTGATGGCCATCCACCAGCACTACCCGTCATGGTATTCTGTACCTCTCTTAATTGATTTTCTATTGTGGTTTTTTGTGAGTAATTGATAACTGACATAATTTTCTCCTACCTATAAATATCTATAATATGATTTTATAGTTACAATTTTTAAACATTTGATGTGCAGGTTTGTTCCATTCATCAGATTGTGCCCACCACTTTTCATAATCTTGACAATGTCTATGTAAAGAGTTTACTATTTCTACACCAATACCCTTATTTCTATATAAAGGATTAACATAAATATTACAAATTTCTTTATTATTTGTATTAAACCATCCCCAACCTTTAATAGATTCATCTGGTTTAAACACAACAAACTTCCAACCTTGACTTAATCTATCTCTCGCCTCATGTATATCCCACATACCATTCCATTTGATAACTTTATTAAAATTATCTATTTCATCTTGTAAGTGATACCATTCATCATCAAACTCAAGACATAAATCGGATACATCCGAGTCTTTTCTGTTGATAACAAATAACATTATTGTTCCGCAATTTGACTCATCATATTCTTTGGTATTGAACCACAATTTCCACAAGCGAATACTTGTATTGGTACAATTGCTTCTTTACCTGTTGGTG